ATAAAAAATTTATCCGTACAGAGGGGTATCACCTATTGTATGATGGGTTAAGTTCTGATTTTTACGGAGAACCTGATTATTTAACAGCCATTCCTCAAATCTTGACGACAAAAAAAGCAGATAGTTACAACGACACCTTTTTTCAAAACGGTGCAAAACCTGCGATGGCTATTGTGTTTGAAAATGCAGACCCTAGTGACGAGCAGATAACCGCTATTACTGATTTTTTTAAAACAAATTATAGAGGATATCAAAACGCACATAAAAATCTTGTGCTTAGTACAGGTGTTGATGCACAAAACAGCCCAAAGATAAGGTTTGAAAAATTGGGAGAAGTTGAAGATATCAGCTTCGAAAAATTAAAGAGTGTCAATCGTGATGAGATTATCGCTTCTCACGCCGTACCGCCTCGACTCGTAGGAGTGATGCACGAAGGAAGTTTAGGCGGAAATAATGAGTTAATGGCACAACTTCAAATGTTCGCTCAAATCACAATTGAACCCAAGCGAGAACTCATAGAGAGCTATTTTGAGAGTTTCGGGATTAAGCTAAAAATCAAGCCTTTTGATGTCACAACTTTTAAAGATGACACTGATATGGTGACAGGATTGGTAAACGCAGGAATCTTAACACAGAGTGAAGCTAAAGAGCTTTTGGGATGGTCGAATGGTTAGTGAAGTCCAAAAAAAAGAGATTCTTCTTAGTGTTGATGCAGGGATTCCACCCTCTGAATTGGCAAAAGAATATGCAATATCTAAAGCAACTATTTACAATTGGATTCGAAAGCGAAAAAAAGAGCCTAAAGATGATGATAAAAACATCATAGATAATCTCAAGGCTCAGCTTCTGCTCTTAAGTAAAAAGAAGCAATCAGAGTCGATATCGAGAAAAATCGCAATGCTTACAAAAAGCATTATTTCGCTTGAAAAAAAAGAAGAAAAAAAGAAGAAAAAACAGGAGATAAAAAAGAAGCCACTTATTGATATTAGTAGCTCTAGTGAGGCTATTGAACTAAAAAAAAGAGCTTTAAATGGGGATTTTGGCAATCTATTCTTATATCAAAAAGAGTTTTTAGAAAGTGATGAACAGTTTAGAATAGTCATAAAATCAAGACAAATAGGCTTCTCCTATGTCTCTGCCTTAGATGCTTTGATAGGAGCAGTTGCAGGACGCAATCAACTTTTCTTGTCAGCTTCAGAAGAACAAGCCTTGATTTTGATGGGCTATTTAGACTATTGGGCTAAAAAGATTGGGATTGAATTTGAAACCGACAGCACAAAAGAAAAGAAACTAGCCAATGGGGCAACCATTAAAGCTATGGCTAACAACTTCAGAACTGTGCAAGGGTTTACAGGCGATATTTGGATGGATGAGTTCGCTTGGTATCCAAATCCTAAGAAGATTTGGCACGCATTTGTTCCCTCTATTGGAGCAGTAGGTGGGCGTTTGACTATCATGTCAACGCCGTTTGAAGATGATTCCTTATTCGCAGAGCTGATAAAGAATGAAGAGCAGTATTATATGTTTAAACGCTTCAGAATAGACATTTATAGAGCCATAAAAGATGGTTTACCGTTTGACCTAGAAACGATGAGAGCATTGTTTGATGTAGAAACATGGGCAAGTGCCTATGAGTGCCAATTTATTGATGATGAATCAGCTTTGTTTTCTATTGAGCTTATCAAGAGTTGTGTTGACGCTACACTATCTTATCATTCACCTAGCTCGAAAAGTACGCTCTTTTCAGGCTTTGATATAGCACGAACAAGAGACCGTTCAGCCCTAGCAGTGCTAGTTGCAAGAGCAAAAGGTTATGAATTAGCAAATGTAGAGACTCTAGTTCGAGCTTCCTTTGACAATCAAAGGGATTACCTAAAAGGCTTTATGAACTCCTATCCTCTTGCTCAAATGGCAATTGATAAGACAGGTATAGGAATAGATATCTCCGAAACGATACAAAAACTATATAAGCAAAGGGTAAAAGGGGTTCACTTTACCGCAATAGCAAAAGAATCAATGGCTCTAAATCTCAAAAAGATGTTTGAAGATAAGATGCTTCTTATTCCGAACGACCCTTTGCTGATAGCAGATATCCACTCAATTAAGAGGAGAGCTGGGCAAAAAGGCTTTTTATATGATAGTGATAGAAATATCCACGGTCACGCTGATAGATTTTGGGCGTTGGCTTTAGCAGGTAGTTACATTGAAGTGATTGCAAGAGTGCAGGGAAAAAGAGGAAAGGCGTATATTGTAGGGTGATACACTAATGAGGTGAAATTGTTTCATAGCAAGAGTCCGACATATTGGACTCTTAAAGATGTGCGTAACGCTTGAAACGCTGTAACGCTAAAGTTTTGATTTGAGATTATCGGAGAGTTTTTTGAGGATGATATCACCACCCTCTATTCCCATTCTTTCCGCTAAATTTTCTATTTTAGGTAACGCATTTTCAAAACCTCTATCAAGGTACTTATCCGCCTTGATACCTGGGTGATTGATTTTTCTCGATGGATTCCTAGCCCCCTTCCAATAAAGAGCTTTTTTGTTTTTAGGTTCTATTATATAGGGTTTAGTTCCAAAGTAAAGATACTTAGCATAATCTATATAACTACTATTCCCAACCTCAACAACCCCACTATTGATATTCTCATCAAATACGGTAATGTCACCACGCAATCGCCCAGCTCTAGCAGGTGCTTCACTAGCTATCTCACTAGCCACCATATCACCGCTTACACCTAAAAATCGCTTAATAACATCATCAATCTCTTTCATCTTCTTTCTCCCATAAGTTATAAATCTCGATAAGAACATCAATAAAAGTTCCGCTAAAAGCTTTAGCCTCTTTCTTTCCAAAAAGATAAATGTCAAAGCTCTCTTTTTTTAAAAACATCTTATTTTCATACACATCATTAACGATAGGCTCTATATCATGTCGTTGTCCGATAAAGAGTTGAGTAATACTATTACTTTTACTCTCTATCTCGCATTTTATTAAACTTTCGCTTACTTCTGTAAGTTCACAGCCATCATTGACATTATCATACCAACCAACTCTTTTTAATCCATCTTTAAAGATAACAGTTGTGCCATTTTCTTCCATATAAACCTTAAACATCATCATCTCCTTTTTTTACAGACCGACTAAATATAAAATCCTTATCAACACTTCGCTTAAAATAATCCTCACTAGCCCCAAATACTGTAATAACTTCATCTCCCTCAAAACTATAAAAAAGCTTTTTATCTCGACTATAAGCCACTATGCGATTAGCTTCAAGGTTGTGAAACCCTATACTTTCAAGGCTATTAAGTCCAGCTATTATATCTTTTAAGGGTGGTTTTTTACTAATTCCACCATGATTAAGCGTCTTGTCTGTCACTACTCTTTCGTAGCCCATGTTGTCCACATGTGAGAAAATTACTTTTTTATTCTCTTTGTATTTTGCTTCAGGAGCGATAGAACCGTTCACATTTTTACCGTCAATTTTTACAATTTCACTAAAAAAAGCGATGATTATAGTTCTGCATCGAAAATGATAAGGTGGCATTCCCACATTAGCAGGTAATTTTCCAAAGATAGGCTCTTTTTGCCAAGGAGTTGCCTCTTTTTTTTCTTCCATATTTTTAGCATTTCGTATCATATCAGCTTGTCTGTTTAGATGCAATACATCTATGATTCGCCCATTGATAGCTCTACAAAAAGAACTAGTTTGTCCGTCCATAACCGCAACAACTTTTGCTTTTTCTATGCCACCGCTCACCCATCGCTCCACCTTTGCCAAGCTTTGAGATTGTCGAATGAGGTGGTCACTAACACCCTCAAAATATCGCACACTATCATCAACGATTCCACTAAATTTATCTTTTAGTGAACTTGCAACCTCAATAGTCTTGATGTTGCCCTTGAAAGCTTCCGCAATTACGCTATTAACTTTCTCTTTTGTTCTCTCACTTCCATCATTTTTAAGCCAAACCATAGAGCGATTTAAAGCGTTTACGGTCTTAGTATCATTGTTTGTAAATTTAAAACTTGTTCCCAAGGTGACCGCTTCTATTGTAGCCATCTTAGTGTAAAGCTCTTCAGCCTTTTGCATATCAACACTATATCCAAGCCCATCAAGCTTAGTCTCAACCATACTTATAATATCTTTTACTTCTATATCTTCTATCTGATTTTTTATACTTACAAGCAAATCAGCTAAAAACTTTTCAACCTCTTGCTTGTTTACTTTTTTCACCTCATTTAGATATTTTTCTATTAACTCTTCAACTGTTTTTGACTCGTCCAGCTTTGATTTCAGCAACTTCTTTATCA